ATGGGGTGTGGATGGGGAAATCCATTTACAACCAGGACTACTTTTCAACTGAAAACAGATTATCAGCCTGGTAATCTTGGTAATTATGATGTAGAAACTATTGGTGATACTATGCTTAATAAAGAACTAAATAACGGACGTCTTGCTATGGTAGCATTTATGGGTATTGTGGGACAAGAACTAGTAACTCAAACGCCAATATTTTAATTATAGTAAAATTAAACAAAAAAAATTTAAAAATTAATTTTATTGCATTATATATTATTTAATAATTTAGTAAATAATATATAATATATATAAATTATGTACAATTTTAGAAGTTTTTTATTAAAAAATGTAAATTTAGTATCAATACTAATATTTTTAGTGTTTTTCATAATATTAATAATAACAAAACCAGGATTTATTTTTACAAAAAATGGAACACCAAGAGAATTTGGCTTAGGATATAAAAATAAAACAGTTGTTCCAATTTGGTTAATTGTTATAATATTAGCAATATTTTCATATTTATTTGTACTTTATTATATTAATTTAAATAGATTACTTGGTTAAAGTTATTATTATTTATTTTGACTTTCTATAAGTTTTTCAACATCTTTTAACGTTTGTGTACATTTAATATTTATAATATAATTATAACTAATTGAAGATATTACTGTTCCTGCTAATATATACCACATCAATTTGCCTATTATATGTTTAATATTTACAAGTTTAAATAATTCTAATTCATCTGGAGTAATTTTATTTCCGGTCAAAGAAGTTGTTATTGTTAATCCTTCTGCTTGGAGTTTTTCAATAAATTTGTTAAAACTAGATTTATCTGGTTCAAATTCATTAATAAATTTAGATTTATTTTGCTCTATTTGTACCAATGCTTGTACAATACTTGGGTCTGTTTGTTTTTTATTTAATAATTTAACAATTATATCTTCGGCGCCTAATAAGCTAACAACAACATAACCAATTGTATTTGAAAATGGTCTAACCCAACCAGTAAATATTTCTAAAATAAAATATAAAATACCAAAAACTATTATCCATGGTAATATTGTTGCAAAAAATACATTACTATATTGTGCAGTATCATTTTGGCAAATAGATTTAGCAATATTTAAGTTTAAAAAATACATACCAATAATTAACAATAAAATATAAATAAGTATAAATATAAAATTTGTAGAATTTTCTTCTACTTGTTCAATTGAAGTAGAAGATAATATAGTAGTAGATACAAATATACCATATATTAATGATAACATCATAAAAAATATCATTGATTTTTTAGGGTCTGGTGTTCCGACATCCGCGGTTTTAGCTTTATTTTTAATATTCTCAAAATCTAAATATGAACCACCATCAGCCATAATTAGTTATTATAATTATATGTATAAATTTATTTTATAAAATAAATCTAATTATTAATTAGTTAAATTAGTATGGATTTTAAAGATAATTATTTAAATTATAATATTTTTGATAATAAAACCGAAGAAGACAATATCATAAAACCAAAATTGGTTCATACTTCTACTAAATTTTTCTTTAATAAAATATTAAAAAATTGCAATAGTGTCAAACAACATAATTACAATTTATTTTACAATATAGGAATGTTTATAGTTTTTGTAAGTATATTTTTTGTAATACTATATTCAAAATATAAAGGAAATATGACAATAGAAGAACGTTACCAAAAAAATACAAAAGACAAACAATATATTATGTCTAAATTAGTTTATTATAATAGACAAAATTTAGATAATAATCAAAAAATCAAAAATAATATGATTACCAATTTACCGGATTATAGTGATCACCCAGAAGCTTCTACATTGCATAAAAATGTATATTTTACTTAAATAATTGATGTTAAAATTATTAAATGGTTTAATGTTTTGATATTATAATATTATAATATAATATCAAAATTATGTCTGTTAAAAAGGATGAATTTAATTTTGCAAATAATGATACAATTTATAATAAATACTTAGATGACTTAAAAAAATATTATATATTAAAAAATAAATATAATAAAATTAAAGAAACATTTAAAAATAAATTATTAAATTCAAAAGATTCTTTAGAAGTCAAAAAGAAGCTTTATGCAAAGAAAAAATTTGGTTGTGTAAATTGTAAACAAGAAGGCGGTACTATTTTTCTAGAAAATGAAGATGGTATGAAAGCCAGTTGTGGAAATATACAAAAACCATGCGATTTAAATATTGTTGTTGCTAAATGTTATACGAAAAATATAGAATCAATGTTAATTGATTATAATAATAAATTAACATCTATAAAAAAAGAAATATCTTTATTGAAAATTCAATTTTTATTTGGTTATTTAGAAGAAGATAAAGCAGTTGAGGTTTTTGAAACAAAAAAAAACGAATTAAAATTATTACAAGAAAGTTATAATAACTTATTAATGTTATATAATTCTATAGTTGATGATGAAGATAAAAATAATTTAATACAATCCAAATTGTTGGAACAACATAATTATATAGAAGAATATAAAGAATTTATGAAAATATTTAGAGAATCACAAGAAAATAGATATTTAAATGATGCAGTAAATGTATATAAGACAAAAATTGTGGAAGTTAATAAAATATTGATGGAATTAAAATATAAAGTAAATAGTGTTGAAATGGATGAAGAAATAACAACTTTAATACAAAAAAAATATTATCCAAATGATTTAGAAATTTTAATTAAAAAATAAACAATTTAATCATGATGAAAAATGAAAAATAATATTAAATTATTTTATATAGTTATAATAATAGTAACAATGTTTAATCTATTTAAAATAATAAATCTTAAAGTTTTTTTAATAAGTCTATTTGTTGGATTACTTTTTATGTATTTAAATGATGATAAAAGTAAAATAAATGTTTATCCCACACCATCTAATATTCATAAAGTTGAATATAAAGATAAAGCAGAAAATTGTTTTGAATATACTATGGAACAAGTCGAATGTCCATCAAATAAAAAAGATATTAACAATGTACCTATACAATAAATAGTGTTTTTATTTTTGTTTTTGTTTTTTAACTATAAATTTTATAAAATATAATAATATTGTTATACTATAATATAGTATAATAATATGTTAGGTAAAGGAGTAAATAAATTTGTAAATAATATTATGTATACAGATAGAGGACGTTTCATTTTATCTATTATTTTTGGTCTTGGTTTAGCATCAATATTTAGAAATTATTGCGAAGGCAAAAATTGTTATGATTTTATTGGACCAAAACAAAATGAAATAAGAGACCAAGTTTTTTCATTTGATAGTGCCAACAGTAAATGTTATACCATGAGAGAACAAAGTATTAAATGTGGTTCAAAAGAAAAAACTGTTCAATTTGCTTAGTGGGGAAATCGCCCCACGCGCGATTATTAAATATTTTTTTGCGTAAATCATATAAATATTTAATACTTTATTTAGTATAATATTAAATAAAGTATGGAACCCAATAGTCAACAAGGAATAACATCTATTAATCAATTACCTTCCGGTCCTCAAATAGGCAATGGATTTGAAAATCCTCCACAAAATGTAAATATGATGAATGCTTCTACCATGAACAATATTGTTTTAACAAAAACAGATACTATTGGGGAATCTAATAGTCAAATGCAAAATCCTATGCAAAACCCCATGCAAACACAACAACAACAACAACCCATTCAAAGTCAAGGACAAAATATGGAAATGCAAGGACAAACTCAAGCTAATTATAACGAATTGATAAATCAACTTCAACAAGCTAGTTCTCAAGGAGCAACGGGATTGCCTACGCGTGATATGCCAATGAATCCTAGTCAAAATGCAAATGATGTTGAAGTAAAACCAAATTTTGTCCCCCCACCGCCTAGCCACGAAGATTATATTAATAATATGCAAACACCTGAAAATTTAATTATGCAAAATAATAATGCACAAAAACAAATAGATAATTTGGATGCATTATACGGTGAATTTCAATTACCTATTTTAATCGCAATATTATACTTCTTATTTCAATTGCCAATATTTAAGAAAAATATAAAAAAAATATTACCGTCTTTATTTGGAACTGATGGAAATCCAAATTTATATGGATACTTTTTTAATAGCGGACTATTTTCATTAATTTTTTATTTTCTTTTAAAAAGTATTAATAAATTAAATGAACATGTAAGTCAATAGACTATAAATTTTCTAATTTTTTAATTTGTATTTTTGCTTCATTTGCTAAATCATTTACTAAAGGGTCATTTTTATAATCATCTATATATTTAATTTCACAAATACCACACGAAACCATTAATTTCATACAATTAAAACAAGGATAATGACTAATATATGCAACACATTTATCACAAGAAACTCCTCGTTTTGCACAATCTGTTATTGCATTTTGTTCTGCATGAATAGTTCCAATATTATGATTATCTTTTATTACCATTTTGTGTTCACAACCAGCAATATATCCATTATAACCTTGTGCAATAATACGATTGTCTTTCACAAATAAACATCCTACGTTTAATTTTTCACAAGACGAACGCGTAGAAACCAAATAAGTAATTTGCTTAAAATATTCATCCCAAGTTGGTCTTAATTTATTAATAGTATTATTTGAATTAACTTCTAAAATATTGTTACCTGATTCTTCTAATGAAATATTAGAACCCATAATTAATTATACGTATAAGTAGTATTATTTATTAATTTTAAATAGTTTAATAAAATTAATAAATCAATTTTTTAAAAAAGGGGTCATAGGGGATATATCCCCTACTCTAGAGCGTTGGTAAAAACTTCCATCCTAATTCTTCGCATATTTTTTTCCATATTTGGTCTTGCTCAATACGTTTTTCTCTATCTTTTAACATAGGAAAATATTGTAAAAATTTAGTTTCATGTAATAATTCGCATAATTTATAAAGAGTATAATAATAATTCAAAAAATTAACGCGATCTGGTGGACAATATTTTGTATATGGTTTCTGTATCTCCATAAATAAATTACATAATTTTTCTTCTAAATCAGGACTCATAACAGGTGGTTTAATACCTAATTTATCTTTTATGTAAGGAATATGTTCATAATATTTGTTGTAACCAAGATTTTTCAATATTTCTTTTGTTTTTTTGTTTGATAAATCGGTAAGCTCTATGCGTTCTTTTTTAATTTGATTTTTAATATTTTCAAAAACGTCAACTGGAATATATGTACTTTCTTTTGCTTGAAATTGTGCTAATATTTCACGAAGATGATTAATTCTTTTGTAAGCATAAAAGCATACCTCTTTTGGTGGTTCTTTATATGATGGTTTTTCATTTTCAATTAAATATTTCATAGTTTTAGAGCAATTATTGCAAATACTAAGTCCTTCACTTTCTACAAAAATCATTTCTCCTTTTTTGCAATAAATGCATATATCATGGTCAAAACAATAATTATCATTATTTAAAAAATTATTATTAACATTATAAAAATATTTTTCACTATTTTTATTCTTTAATACATTTACATTATCATTAATATTTATTAAATTGCTATTTTCCAAATCGCTTTCATCAATATTAAAAAAAATATTGATTTTATTTTTTTTATTATTGACAATTTCCTCATTATTATTAATAATATTTTTTGAAGAATCATTTGTTCCAATATTTTTTTTTTCTTCAAAATAATTAAATATATATTTAGAGTTATTTAGAAAATATTCAGATTTTTCTTTTTCCAAAACATATATTTTGTTTTTAATAGTAATTATATTGGATTCGATATTGGATTTTTTATCAGTATCTTTTTTTGGTACATTTTTTTTTAGACTTTTTAAAGTTTCTGTTTTATTATTTAATTTATTTAGCATTAATTCTAATTTTTCAATTTCATTTTTATATTTAGGAATTAATACTTCTTCATTATTTTTAAATTTTTTTAGTAATTCACTATGTTTATTATCTAATGTAATATTATTATTTTTATATTTTTTCATTATTTATATTATATTATTTAATCTTTAAAATTTTATATAATTTTTAATACAAAAGTATTAGAGATTATATACAATTATGAATAATTTTATGTTAATTAATCATATTTAGTCAAATACATTTAGTCAATTAAATCAAATTTAGTCAATTACTCAAATTTAGTCAATTAAAATCAAATTTAGTCAAATTATTCATATTTAATTTAATTAAATTAAATTAAATTAAATTAAATTAAATTACATAAATTTTTTTTCTTTTCCAATATTATAAAAAATGGCTGGAGGTCTTATGCAATTAGTTGCCTACGGGGCTCAAGATGTTTATTTAACCGGTAATCCTCAAATTACCTTCTGGAAAGTTACCTACCGTCGTCACACTAACTTCGCGATGGAATCCATTGAACAAACTTTCAATGGACAAGCTGATTTCGGTCGCCGTGTTACTTGCACTATTTCGCGCAATGGTGATTTAGCCTACCGTACATACTTACAAATTACTTTACCCGAAATTAATCAACAAATGAAAAATGCAACTGGCTCACAAGATGTATATGCCAGATGGTTAGATTTCCCCGGTGAACAATTAATTGCTCAAGTTGAAGTTGAAATTGGTGGTCAACGCATTGATCGTCAATATGGTGACTGGATGCACATCTGGAATCAATTAACATTATCGAGCGAACAAGAACGTGGTTACAACAAAATGATTGGTAACACCACTCAATTAACATACATTTGCGACCCAACTTTTGCTGATGTTGACGGACCTTGCTCTGCTGACGGTGTCCGCCAAGTTTGCGCTCCCCGTAATGCTTTAGCTGAAACCACCTTATATGTTCCTCTTCAATTCTGGTATTGCCGTAACCCCGGTCTTGCTCTTCCTTTAATTGCGTTACAATATCACGAAGTTAAAATTAACTTAGATATTCGTAATATTGAAGAATGCTTATGGGCTGTTGATTCATTAAATACATCAATAAGCAATAAAGTTGATGGTGCTTACAAAACATCGTTAGCGGCTGCTTCG